AACAAAAGTCCGCTCGAGCATGTTCATGCCGCCCTTGGCAATCTCCAAGTCGGTAAATGCCATGGTGAAATGCTTGTGCTGGTTCAACGTCACGGTTTTTGCCGAGCTTGTTACGTCCGCGGCAGTATATCCGCTCGACGCATCCGCGGCGGCAACCGCGGTCGCGATTCGGGTTGTGATGCTTTCGCCTTGGTCAGCAATTTCACTAGAAAAATCCGTTGTGAATGCCGAGACGGGCGAATGTTGTGCGCTCAAATTGTCCAAAACAGATTGGGCAATCGCAGCGAGGTTGATTCCGTTTAAGGTATTAGCCATTTCTTTATTTAATTAGGTTAAAAAAATTATTTCACGCGGGGTCGAATTTCCGCACGGTAAAAATTGGTTTTTGCGACAGGGTCGGAAATTGCCGCGTACTCTTCCCAAAGTTGGTCGGTCGTCTTTGCAACCGGCGTTTCAACCTCGTCAGCGGGCTCGGCACCTTGTTGGGCGACGATCTCGAGCGCCTTGGCGGATGCGATCTCGTCAACTTTGGCTCTTTCGGCCTCGAGCGCCGCGGCGTGCTGCTCCGTGAGAGCAACGGTTTTTGCTTCGGCGTTTGTGTTGGCGTCAGTAAGCGCCACAACCTTGGCTTGTAAATCCTCAACTTGTGCGGCGGATTCAGTTTGCAGAACATCGCCCGCGGCCAAGTCTGCCTTTAGTTTTTCGTTTTCCTCTCCGATAGTCATAACGTCCTAAAACCCATTTTGCACAATTTCAAAACGTATCAAGGAGCGAATTTAAGTTTTTTTTCACCCCGTCAGTCATGCCGATTTGCGCGGCCCGCTTGCCGCTAAACGTTTGCCCCTGCATTTTGTCGCCGCCGAGGGTTGGCCGATACTTCGTCACAAAACTTGCAAACTCGTCGTATGTCTCGGAAACCTCGGCTTGTAAAAACTGTCTTACGTCCTCGTCAATCGCCACGCCGGGAAATCCCGCGCCTTTGTATTTGCCGGCCTTGATTAGCTCAACGTTGATGCCCTGCTCTTTCAAGCTTTGGGACGTGTCAACAACCGGCATGTAAACGCCGATTGAACCGACCTCGGCGGATGGTGCCGCGTAAATTGCGTTGGCGCCGGCCGCGGCCCAATATGCCGCGCTTGCCATCATCGAATCGGTAAACGCAATAATTTGTTTTTGTCCCCCGCGTTGCACGTCCTCGATGGTTTCCGCCAACTCGGGAATGCCGCCGACACTTCCGCCGGGCGAATCAATGTCCAAAACAATTCGCTCGACCCCCTCGTTGCCCGCGGCCGATTCGATTGCGTCGATTACGTCCACGACGTCAACGCCTCCGTAAGCTTTTTGCGCGGCGTTTAACTTGTGCCCCAACACTCCGTTGATTGCCACAATCGCGGTTTTTTTGTCGGGCAAATATTCGTACCCGCTTTCGCTGACCCGGTCCTGGGAGACGTCGGCCAGGTTTTCAGTCGCGGCCAACATGGCTTGCGCTTGAGGCACAAAAGCCGGCTTGATTGCCATTAGTGTGTTTTCGTTATTCATTTGATAATCCGTTTGGTGTTAAAAGTTGCACGCGGTTGGGGTCGATGCCCGCGGCCTTTGCGGCGTCCAACAAGACACGTTGTTCATCAACACGTTTTTGCAATTCATCTTCCCAATGCAAACCGCGTTCCGCGTAAAGTTCCGAAAGCGTCGTCAACCCAAGCTTGTAATCTTCCCGGGCCGCGCTTGCATCCCGGCCGGCGTCAACCGTCAACCGTCTCGGGCCTTGGTAGTGCCAAGAATACCAATCCCCCCCGGGAGGCATCGGCAACAAGCCAAGCTTGATTGCCTTGGCTAATCCATACCCGTCAATCCGCCGGGCAAGCTTGCGGACTAGCCTTTGATTTTTCTCGACTGTCCGTTGTGCCTTTGCTGCAACCAAACGAACGACTGCCCCCCCGATTTTCGACGGGTCGAGACTGAAATCATAGGGCCATTCCAACGCTTGGAACGCTGCCCGCATGATTGTGGATTCAAAGTCTTGGGCGTTTTTGCTTGGGCGGTTTGATTCAACTGTTTCGATTTTTGCGCCCGAGCCCGCTCTGAAATAGCGAATGGCGCCGCCCTCCAATGTCTCGACCGTCGTATCAAGCGCACCGCCGTCAATCGTTTGCTCGATAAAGCTTTCGGATTCGTCAGCGTATCCGTTTTCGTTGTGTTCAATTAGCGAAATTGATGATTGCGCTTTTTGGGCCGTCAACTCGTATTGCCTCAATTCTTTGACGTCCTGCAAGTCGGCAACAACGCCGGCCAACGGAGTCAGTCCGCGGCCTTGGTCACTCCACTCGGGAAAGAAACAAAGCGCCAAGTCGCCGGCACTAATTCGTCGGCCGTTGGTCAACTCGTAACCGATTGCCCGCCCGTTTGCGTTTGTGATTACCCCGTTGTGAATCTGCTTGCCCTTGAATGCGCCCGACTTTATTTGCCCGCCAGTTTTTGAGCCTATACGGTGCGAGGGTATTAACTGAATTGCGGGATATTTGCCCCGTGTTTCAGTCAGCAAAACGCCGGCATCTCCGTCGCGTTTTATCGAAATCAATGCGAGGTAAAGCATTTCCTCGAAATCGCATCTGCCCTGAATATCAACGACCTTGTGCCAATCGTTAAGCCAAGCCTCGGCATCCGCTCCCCAAGCTTTGTCCTTGCCGACGTATTGCGGAACGAACGGTTGAACCGAGTACGTCGCTTGCTCGAGCAATGCACCTCGAACCGGGGCAAAGTTGCTGAACAACCAACGGCCGGCCGTTACCAATTGTTGATGCGTGCCGGTCGGAATGAGCGCGGTCGTGTCTTGGTTCAACGACCGAATTTGCCGGCGGAACCGACTTTGATCGTATTGGTGATCGAACAAATACCCGAGCTTTTTAAAGAATTGTTTTATCATCGAAGTTTGGCAAATGTGCGTCGTGACGGATACCCATACGTTGCCGGGTCAAGTCGCTTCAATGCGTAGCGGGCCTCCCTTAAAACTTGGTCAATGGGCAAGGTAAACTGTTTCGTCGCATTCCTTCCCCCGACCCCGTAAGCCATCAACGTCTTGCCCTCCGTAAGCAACGTTTTTGCCTTGGAAATGATTGTGTTGATCTCGGTTGTTGAAAATTCGAGAAATAAACCCTCTGCCATTGGCTTGATTTTACAGAAATCCCCAACAACTCAAGGGACAAAAAAACCCGGGGGTAAATTGCAAGCTTTTGAATGGTACAAAAAAACGGCGTTTTTGATGTGTATCGCTTTTCGGCCTTAAAAATCGCGCAAAACCCGGCCCATCAGCGCCGCGACGACTTGCATGCCTTCGCAATCGAAAATGTGATTGTCGCGTTTGCCGATCTTGCGCCATTCGTAAATCGGTTGGCCGGCCCGGTCGTGCCGTTGAATCTTTTTCTCGGAAAACATTTGCGTTTGGTATTCCTCGCCCGCGGTTTCGTATGCTTGCCACGTTGCCCCCTTGGCGTCTCGCAAGTTCCCAAGTATGTCTTTCACGGTCGGGTTGCTCCAATGGAACAGGGGCACCACTTTCAATCGGCCTTGCTTGCTGGTTCCTTGCGCCGGGTCAATATCGACCTTGATCGAAAACGCTCGCTTGATGGTTTTGCCGTCTCGGGTTTTGTGCGTGTAATCTTTTTGACTGCCGCCCTTTAAGCAAGTCCAACCGTATTCGTGGCATGCGTTGTAAACCCGGTTGGCGTTGTAACCGGCGTCAATAAAAAGCAAATGCTTTTCAACGTTGTATTCCTCCCGCAACGCTTCGACGTCCGCAAAGCTTTTTGGCTTCGACCAATGCGCCAAACGGGATTCGCCCTCGGTTGACCATGCTCGAACAAGAAAATAAAAATGATCTTTTTGAACGTCAACCGTTGCGAACCGATATTTCTCCGACTCCCATGGCCAAACGTCGTCGTGCGTCGGCAAGTCAATCACGTCGTCGGCCTCGGTCATCTCGGTTGACCATGGCAACCCAAGCGATTCGCAACGGAACGTTTTGAACGGTTCAACCGAGCCCACTTTCAACG